GACCACCCAACAAAAGAAGGTAAGAAACTTCAGTATGGTTCGTTAGAAGGACCGGAACTTGGTGTTTACGTGAGAGGAAGAACTCAAAGTTCTATTATAGAACTTCCAGATTATTGGACTGGATTAGTTGATGCAGAAACAATTACAGTCAATCTCACTCCAATCGGTGAGAGTGCAACACCAAGAGTAAATAGAGTAATAAATAATACTGTGGAAATATTCTCTAAAGAAGAGGGTGAACTGAATTATTACTACACAATATTTGCAGAAAGAAAGGATGTAGCAAAACTAGAGGTTGAATTCTAATGATTACCAAAATAACAATTAATAAGAATACACTTGAAGCAACTGCGGATGAACCTTGTGTAATAAACTACATAAGAGAAGATGAGAATATGATTGAACTTGAAATCAGTATTCCAGAACCAGAAGTTAATTATCCATACCTTAGCACAACACCATAATGGCAGTTATTACATCTACTACAACTGGTAATTTTTCAGCAGGAGCAACTTGGGTTGGTGGAGTAGCACCTGTTGATGCTGATAGTTTTGTAATTGCAACTGGACATACAGTCACTTATAATGTCTCAACACCAGTCACAAACGGTTTTGATGATAGTGATGTCTATGGAACTTTACAAACTCAAGTTGGTGCAGGAACCACCTTGAGAATGAATGGAAGATTAAGAATAAGAACTAATGGAACTTATCACGCAAGAGCAGGACATAAGTTACAATTTAGAGGAACTGCTGCTGCTTCTCATATCCTTTATGGACAAGGAGAAACTGGCGCAAGCGTTATTATGGAAGGTAGTGATGGTATGCCAACCACCACTCTTTCATCTGGTGCAAATGAACGAGCAACAAGTTTTGCTTTTACTTCTGCTACAAATTTTGCAGTGGGAGAATGGTTTGCTATATTTGATAATACAACCACTCAAGCATCAAATGCAGGAGCATCTACATTAAGAGATGAGGGGTTTTGGATTCACGATATTGATTCTAATACAGTTTATTTTAGACAGTTTGTTGGACCAGAATCTACAGTTGTTTCTGCTTCTGGAACAAGTTTAGTTGTTGTTAATTCAAAAGTATTCCGTGTTGGTCAAATAATTATCTTTGGTACTGGTGCAAATCGTAATATTCATACTATTAGTGCAATTAATTATCTCAACCACACACTGACACTATCAGGTTCTGTTACTGGTACTGTTACGGGATTAACTGTTTATGAAACTGGTTCCGATAAGATTCACACTATTAATAACAAAGTGAGAAAGTGTGCTACTGTTACTACTGTTTCTTCTCTTGCAGCATCAACAACAATTACTGTAGCAAATGCCAATATGTTTGTTGCAAATGATGATATTTGGATTGAAGCCAGAAGTGAGGCAGGAGGATCAACTGACTATGCCCAAAGTGCGTATGGAAATGAAACACCCGGACCAAGATATAAACACACAATTTCATCTGTTTCTGGAAGTATTATTACACTTACTGCTGCCGTTGGTTATAATGTAGTTTCTGGTGCATTAGTCAATCGTTTAACACGAGATGTAGTTATTGAACCAGTTACTCCAAACACAGACTATTATGGAGTGTATATTGAAGCAGGTGGCACCAATTACTCCAGAGCAATAATTTTTAAAGATGTATATTTGAAGTATGCGGGCAGCAGTCAAGGGCAAGCAGAAGGGGGATTATATCTTGGACCCGGTACTTGGAAATCTAATGTGAGTTTGCCTGTTACTTTAACAAATACTATTCCAGCACACAGTCAGAATAGTTGGTTAGAAGGAATTGTAATGACAGGTTCAAACTCTACTAGAGATTTGGGGGGATTTTGGATTTATGGTAGATATGATCAGATAAGATGTTGCCATGTTCAAGGTAGATTCAACGTTTCATATGCTTTATGGTATCGTGAGGGTCTATGTCTTTATAATAGTATAGGAGTTGCTAGTGAAGCATGGGGATGTAGATTGGAGGGATCAAGTGAATGGGCAGAAGTTGGTTATGTTTATATTTCTCGTTCAACTAGGGCAGGTAGATTTCACTTCTATGATGGTAATGTTGGGATTCATCACTACATTTCTAATGGAACCGACTACCTTAATTTTGTTAGTGGTTTTTATAGAGGATACTATAAACATAAACATACGGGAAACAGACGAGGTATGGAAATGGATCCATACAATAATAACACTCTAATATATTCTATATTTGAGTTTGTTAGTGGTTATTCTCCTGCTGCCAATAATCTGCAGGTTAGAGGAAGTTTTCATGGTGGGCATATTGATAGAGGACATAATGGTGCATCTGGAAGTGTTATTGAACATAATATGGAATATGATGCTATCTATCAACAAACTTATCTTTCTGTAAGATTTTGGGATTCTGCCGAAGATGCTTGGAGAGTTTATTGGATTGCAGATGGTTCTGATTATGGAAGTGGTTGGTTTGAATCAGTTTTTGTTCCAGCAGGAGTTACTGTAAGAGCAAAAGCACAAATCAAATTGGCGCCAGGATTTTCTGGAACTTATCCAATATTTGAACAAAGAAATGTAATATCTGGAGTTGGACCAAATCAGTTAGCAAATTCTGGTGGTCAAAACAGCACTTGGATGGCTGGTGGCAATGAAGCAGTTCGGTTTAGTGCTGCTGCAACAAGTGCTTATGAAACAAAAGAATTGACAATTGCTCCAGTGGCATTTTCTCGTTATATAAATATAGGTGTTCATGTAGATTCAGCCACTTCTTCTGAGGGATGCTGGATGAAAAATATTACTGTTTTATTAGATAAACCATACGCCGTTCAAGCATTTGCCACAATAAATGGTAGTCAAACTAATTCAGCACTTGTTAATGTTGGAAGTTCTCTATCAGAAAGAAAAATAAGACTTGGAGGGGGAGTTTTCTAAAATGCCAAAAGATGTAATCATAACACCCGCATCGGGTCTAGTAGATTTTCAAGGAAATACCGGCATTAGTAGTGCGACTATTCAGTTGGATGATAATGGAAATCTCAACATCGCAAATCCGGGTGGAGATTTAACTCTTGGTGATACAAGTCGTGATATTTTTATTGGTGATGGTGTTAATAACGTAGATATTGTTTTTGAACAGAGTGGAGAAATACGAGGTCTTACTAATAAAACAGTATCATTAGGGCAGACTGATAGTTATATCAAAATTGCTGGGGGATTAAAGGATAGTAATAATCAAGTAGGTACTGCAAGTTCTGTATTAATTTCCACTGGTATTGGAGTCAGTTGGATACCAATTGCAACTGCTGCACTTCAGGGAGTCCAGGGTGCTCAAGGAATTGTAGGTGCTCAAGGAGTTCAGGGTGCCCAAGGAGTCCAAGGTGCTCAAGGAGTCCAAGGTGCTCAAGGAGTTCAGGGTGCCCAAGGAGTCCAAGGTGCTCAAGGAGTTCAGGGTGCCCAAGGAGTCCAAGGTGCTCAAGGAGTTCAAGGAGTTCAAGGTTCTAGTGATGGTGGATTTACTGTATTTGATAACACCACAACAAATTCAAACTGGTATGTTGGAATTCTTTCGGTCACATCAGGAATTGCCAAAACTGCTCACGTTTCTTCAACAAAACTCCAATTCAATCCTTCAACTGGTACACTTGGAATTGGTACTATAATTGATATTGTTCCTTATGATACTCTAAACTCCGGCACCTTATCTTGGGAAGGTAGTGCGGGTCAATTATTCTCAATTACAAATAATCTATCAACTGGAAGCCTCTTCTCTGTAAATGATATTTCAGGTATTCCAAGTATTGATGTAGATGCAAGTGGAGTAATTTCTTTAGGTGCTTATGGTGGTAATATTGGAGTAGGAACCACAAATCCAACAAGAACTCTTTCTATAATTGGTGATGTGGGAATTGGAAGGTCAATTTATGACTCAACAAATTCATCAGGAACTACAGGTCAGGTTCTTCAATCAACTGTAACTGGAATTGGATGGACAACATTTAGTGGTGGCGCAACACTCAATAATACTCCATCTGGAACTTTATATCCAACAATGAGTGCTACAACTGTTGGAACATATTCAACTGCTTATACCTCATCTACCGCACTTACCTTTACTACATCAACAGGAACCGTATCAGCAACACAGTTCACTTCACTTTCAGATGTATCTAGAAAAACTAATATTGAACCTATTAAGAATGCACTTGAACTCACTAAACAACTTAATGGAGTAAGATTTGATTGGAAGCATAATGATAAACCTTCAATTGGTGTAATTGCTCAAGATATTGAAAAAATTATTCCAGAAGTTGTTGAGACTAATGATGATGGAACAAAATCAGTATCTTATGGAAATCTTATAGGAGTATTGATTGAGGCAATTAAAGAACAACAACTTCGTATTGAAGAATTAGAGAGGAGAATCTAAATGCCTAATCAATTTTTATCTGACCAATTTGGAGATATTGAAGATTATTTTATAACTGATTATAAGTTAATAGACCAATATATCGGCGATACCTTATGGTCTTGGGGTTATAATAATAATGGACAATTAGGTGTAAATGATACTACATTTAGAAGCACTCCAGTCACTACACTACTTGGTGGTAATAATTGGAAATCTATTGCGGGTGGAGGTGTTCATACGGTAGCACTCAAAACTGATGGAACTCTATGGACTTGGGGTTATAATAATTTTGGACCATTAGGTGTAAATGATACTACACATAGAAGCACTCCAGTCACTACACTACTTGGTGGTAACAATTGGAAATCTATTGCGGGTGGAGGTTTTCATACCATAGCACTTAAGACTGATGGAACTTTATGGTCTTGGGGTCGTAATACTTATGGAGCATTAGGTGTAAATGATACTACACATAGAAGCACTCCAGTCACTACACTACTTGGTGGAACCAATTGGAAATCTATTGCTGGTGGATATTATCATACAGTAGCACTCAAGACTGATGGAACTCTATGGACTTGGGGTTATAATAATAATGGACAATTAGGTGTAAATGATACTACAACTAGAAGCACTCCAGTCACCACACTACTTGGTGGAACCAATTGGAAATCTATTGCTGGTGGGCTTTATTATACGGTAGCACTCAAAACTGATGGAACTCTATGGACTTGGGGTAGTAATAATTTTGGACCATTAGGTGTAAATGATACTACATTTAGAAGCACTCCAGTCACTACACTACTTGGTGGTAACAATTGGAAATCTATTGATTGTGGATCTTATCATACCATAGCACTTAAGACTGATGGAACTCTATGGTCTTGGGGTCTTAATACTTCTGTACAACTAGGAGTAAATGATACTACAAATAGAAGCACTCCAGTCACTACACTACTTGGTGGTAATAATTGGAAATCTATTGCTGGTGGAGGTGTTCATACGGTAGCACTTAAGACTGATGGAACTTTATGGTCTTGGGGGTATAATGGTAATGGTCAACTAGGAGTGAATGATACTACATATAGAAGCACTCCAGTCACTACACTACTTGGTGGTAACAATTGGAAATCTATTGCTGGTGGATCTTATTATACAGTAGCACTCACAGCAGGACAGTCAGTAGATTTCTCCTAAATAATTATAAAACAATATGTACTCACTTATTCACGATTCTCAACTGATTTTAGGACCAATTGGTTATAATTACCGATTAATTAATGCCGAACTAGAAGAACTTGAAGTTGAAGGCAAAGTTACTCCAAGAGATTATGAGAATATACCTCTACAAATTGATGAGAATACTTATCTTCTTTCTGTAGTTCAAATTATTCCAGAACACGATTCAAGATATCAGAGTCTAGGAAACTTTGAATGGGAAATTATAAAAGAAAATAATATTCCAATAAGAGTTGAAATGACTTATCCAGTTTATAATAAGGCATTAGAAACAATCAAATATGAATATAAGCAACAGGTATCCCCAGTTCGTAAAGAAAAGGAAAATATCAATATTGAAATTGAACTAAATGGAACTACTATTTCAGTTTCAACTAGTCGTGAGAATAGATTAGTTTATATGAGTAAATTGATTGCTTCTCCAGGACCTCATAACTTTAAATTTGGTAATGATGTTTGGTTGCAAATTACAACTACAGAACTTGAATATATTATTTCACAGATTGATTTAAAAGTTCAAGAAGCATTTGATTGGGAGTATCAAAAACTTCAAGAAATTGATGCTTGTACCACTGGTGAAGAAGTTTATAATATAATTTTAAGAGAACCTCAAATAGTAGAGACACCTAATGCCTTACCAACCAACAACTAATTTTAAAGACAGTGATGGTGTAGATTTAGGTAAAAAGTTAGTCAGTAAAGACTATCTTTTAGAGGTCTATGGTCCTATTTTAGATTCACTCGGTAATTCTGGATTATCAGTTACTCCTTCCTTATGGTCTTGGGGTTATAATGTTAATGGACAACTAGGAGTAAATAATACTACAAATAGAAGCACTCCAGTCACCACACTACTTGGTGGAACAAATTGGAAATCTATTGATGGTGGACAATATCATACCATAGCACTTAAGACTGATGGAACTTTATGGATTTGGGGTAATAATGATTATGGAGCATTAGGTGCAAATGATCCTACAACTAGAAGAACTCCAGTCACTACACTACTTGGTGGTAACAATTGGAAATCTATTGCGGGTGGACAATATCATACCATAGCACTTAAGACTGATGGAACTCTATGGTCTTGGGGTGCTAATAATTATGGAGCATTAGGAGTAAATGATACTAGAACAGGTATATTTACACCAGTCACCACACTACTTGGTGGAACCAATTGGAAATCTATTGCTTGTGGAGGTTATCATACCATAGCACTTAAGACTGATGGAACTCTATGGTCTTGGGGTCGTAATAATTTTGGACAACTAGGAGTAAATGATACTACACATAGAAGCACTCCAGTCACTACACTACTTGGTGGAACCAATTGGAAATCTATTGCTGGTGGATATTATCATACAATAGCACTTAAGACTGATGGAACTTTATGGTCTTGGGGTTATAATTCTTATGGACGACTAGGAGTAAATGATACTACAAATAGAAGCACTCCAGTCACTACACTACTTGGTGGAACCAATTGGAAATCTATTGCGGGTGGGCTTTCTTATACCATAGCACTTAAGACTGATGGAACTTTATGGTCTTGGGGTTATAATGATTTTGGACAACTAGGTGTAAATAATAATGCAACTAAATTCACTCCAGTCACTACACTACTTGGTGGAACCAATTGGAAATCTATTGCTTGTGGAGGTTATCATACAATAGCACTTAAGACTGATGGAACTTTATGGTCTTGGGGTGCTAATGGTTATGGAGCATTAGGAGTAAATGATCTTACCCCTAGAAGAACTCCAGTCACCACACTACTTGGTGGAACCAATTGGACATCTATTGCTGGTGGAGGTTTTCATACAATAGCAATTCAATCTGTAGATTACATCTAAATACTTTTAAATATATTATTTTTATATGAATCCTCTTGAATTGGTCTCCAAAACCTTATATTCGTTTAATGAAAAACAACTTACTTATGAATTATTAGAAGCATTTGGAAAAAGAGCAGAACTATTTTCACAATATGATGAAATATCAAAAATATTCTTTGAACTTAAAAATCTTCCAAAAGCAATAGAATATGGAGAAAAGACACTTCATAAGGCAACAACCACAGAAGAAAAATATATTACTTCTAAAAATCTTATTAATGCTTATAATCAATTTAATTATCCAGAGAAAGCAATTACTCAAATTGAAAAGTGTAAGAAAATCACTCCAAATGACCCAGAACTTTTATTTGAAGAAACCTCATCATATTCACAACTTGGACAATTAGATAAGGCACATAAGTTACTTTTTAATCTTTCAAAGAGAAACGATTTACCAGAGGAAATAGAAAAGAAGGTTCATCACAATCTTTCGGGTTATTATTTTCATAAAGATGATTTACCAAAGGCACTTGAACACTTTCTCATAGAAACAGAAAAGACTGCATATAAGAATATTAAATTGCCTTTTCAAAAATGGAATGGTAGAATTACTCCAAATCAGACAATTGTGATTGATGCGAATTGTGGTGCTGGTGATGAAATTATGCATATTCGGTTTATGAAGAACCTGAAAGAACTTGGAATGAGACCTATATGGGCAACCACTAGAAAACATTTAGCAGATATTTTCAATTATAATGGTTTTGAAAGTGTTTGTGTCTGGGATAAACCAGAATATCCAGATAACTCTTGTTGGGTTTATGCCCTTGCTCTTCCATATTATCTTCAACTTTCAGTGCAAGATTTAGGTCAAGAACCATATCTTAATCCATTACCAGAGAAGGAAAAGCAATATTCTTATATTCAAAAAGACACAAAGTATAAAATTGGAATGTTCTGGAATTCTGATTCTGGATTTGAACAGGCACATTTTAGAAGTGTAGATTTCTTTAATTTGTTTAATGTATTAGGCAAACCTGAATATTCACTTTATTCCTTACAAATGAGTGATACTCCTGTTCCAGATTCTTGTAAAAGAAACATCAAAGAATTTCATTCAAAAAATAGAGAATTTGCTGATACTTTTTCTATTATAAATCAAATGGACTTGGTGATTACTTCTTGCACATCAATCGCTCATATTGCATCTTCTATGGGTAAAGAAGTATGTGTCTTTGTTCCTATTATGGAGTATTATGCCTGGACTAGTTCAACAGGAAAATCTTGGTGGTATGGTGATAATGTTCATCTATTTCGTCAAAAGAAACCCAGAAACTGGGATGCACCGTTACAACAATTGAGAGAGTTTTTAAATGGATTATAAATTTTTATTTCTAGTTGGTTCTTCACTAGAGCATTTTGCCGAAAAGAATTATAGTCGTTATAATACAGAGCAAAGATTTTTTCAAACTTTAGATACAATTGAATCCATAAGAACCAAAGTTCCAAATGCTTATATTTGTTTATTTGAATGTTCTTATAAATCAATCTCAAGTGAATATAAATCAATTCTTCAGGAGAAATCAGATTTATTTTTAGAATTTTATAATGAACCTGGAATTGAAACTCTTTATGAAAATTTCTCACAAAAACCAGAACTCATTACTTTTGGTAAGTCACTACTAGAAACCAGAGGTATATTAAACTGTTTGTATCTAATGAAAGATAAGCAACTCTTTACTGATGTAACTAGAATTTTTAAATTAACTGGAAGATATACTTTAAATGAATATTTTGAAATTAAAGATTATGAAAGTAAATTATTAGAAAACTATTACATCGCAAAGACTTATAGTTATTTAAATAAAGAAATAGAAAGTATGAATACTGATAATTTGGAAAATATTTATGCCTATCTATATCAGGCAGAAGGAATGATGGTGACTGGGTTATGGTCTTTTGATAAAATGTTATTTAATGAGACGATAGAAGCATTAGAAAGAAGTTTCGTATATTTGGAAAAAATGATACAGTATACTACAGGAAATGATATTGAACACGCACTCTATAGATTTTTAAATAAAGAAAGAATTATATCTATTCCAAATCTAGGATTAAATGTAAATAAAGGAATGGAGACCGCAAATTATTCAATATGAAGATTGCAATTTTCTATCATATCGCACAAATAGGATTGGGAGCATTCATTTATCAATCTCAATTGCATAGATTATATGCTTCTGGATTAATTAAAGAATCAGATTATATTCATTTTGGGATAAATGGAGACCAAGAACTTTTTAATGTTCCTGAAAAAGCAGTAATTAAAAGAAATACCAACTGGAACGAAGAGACTGAAACTTTGATTTCTTTAAGAGATTTTTGTAAGGAAAATTCAGACTATAAGATTCTATATTTTCATACTAAAGGATCTTCTAAAAATACATTAGAATCACAATCTTGGAGATTAATGATGGAATACTTTGTGATTGATAGATGGAAAGAATGTGTAGAATATTTGAATACTTATGATTGTGTGGGGCAGACTTGGTTGATTTTGGGAGATACGATTTGGGAGAATGGAGAGATTACAAAAAATGTAGATAATATTGGACATTATCCTGGAAACTTCTGGTGGGCAAATGCTTCTTATATTAACAAACTAAATGATAAGTATCTGGAAACTGGATATAGACTGGATAGAGAATTCTGGATTGGAAGTGGTGGAAAATATAAAGTAAAATCTTTGAAAGTATGGGATGAAAATTTCTCTTCAAGACTACATAATGGTGAGATAGATTTAGTGAATCATTATTTTAAAGAAGAGGATTATATTGAATGAAAGACTGTAATGGTTGCACTGTTTGTTGCACTTGGTTGACTGGTGATGCTTATGGATGGGAGTTTGGAAATGGAAAGTCTTGTAGATTTTTATGTGAGAATAAATGTGATGTTCATAAAGTAAGACCAAAATCCTGTGAGAATTATTTTTGTGCCTGGTCTCAAGAATTAATAGACGAAGAATATCGTCCAGATAAGTGTGGATTTTTAGTTTCTGTAGAAAATAATGAGAATGGACAATATCTCAAAATTATTGAAACAATTAAAGAATCAATAAATAATAATATAGTAGAGTATTTTGAAAACTGGAGTCAAAAAATGAATACTCCTATAATATTTGTAAAACAGTAAGGAACCTAAAATGCCCGCAGACGATATTAATTATAGTTTTACAGAGAACGGAGTAGTTTATAATTTTTATGATGTCTTTGTTCCGGCAGAAACTTTTAGACAACCTGCATTATGGTCTTGGGGTCTTAATTTTTATGGACAATTAGGAGTAAATGATACCACATATAGAAGCACTCCAGTCACTACGCTACTTGGTGGTAACAATTGGAAATCTATTGCGAGTGGAAAATCTCATACAGTAGCACTTAAAACTGATGAAACTCTATGGTCTTGGGGTGGTAATAATAGTGTACAACTAGGTGTAAATGATAATACACATAGAAGCACTCCAGTCACTACGCTACTTGGTGGTAACAATTGGAAATCTATTGCTTGTGGAGGTTATCATACGATAGCACTTAAGACTGATGGAACTCTATGGTCTTGGGGTTCTAATCTTTTTGGACAACTAGGTGTAAATGATACTACACGAAGAAGCACTCCAGTCACTACACTACTTGGTGGTAACAATTGGAAATCTATTACTGGTGGATTTTATCATACCATAGCACTTAAGACTGATGGAACTCTATGGTCTTGGGGTTATAATGATAATGGACAACTAGGTGTAAATAATACTACATCTAGAAGCACTCCAGTCACCACACTACTTGGTGGAACCAATTGGAAATCTATTGCTGGTGGATATTATCATACTATAGCACTTAATACTGATGGGACTTTATGGAATTGGGGTAGTAATGATAATGGACAACTAGGTGTAAATAATACTACATCTAGAAGCACTCCAGTCACCACACTACTTGGTGGAACCAATTGGAAATCTATTGCTGGTAAAGGTTTTCATACCATAGCAATTAAGACTGATGGAACTCTATGGACTTGGGGTCGTAATTCTTATGGAGCATTAGGTGTAAATGATACCACACATAGAAGCACTCCAGTCACCACACTACTTGGTGGTAACAATTGGAAATCTATTGCGAGTGGATTTTTTCATACCATAGCAATTAAGACTGATGGAACTCTATGGACTTGGGGTCGTAATGTTTATGGACAATTAGGAGTCAATGATATTACACAAAGAAATACTCCAGTCACTACACTACTTGGTGGTAACAATTGGAAATCTATTGCTGGAGGTTATCATACTATAGCAATTCAATATCAACCTGACCCCTAAAATATCATAACAAATGAAAAATCTTTATTTTCTTTCTGGTCTTCCCAGAAGTGGTTCAACATTATTAGGTTCCATTCTTTCTCAACATTCCAAACTTCAAGCAACTCCAACATCTCCTCTTGCCGATTTACTTTGTTGGATTGATGAAGGATTTTCTAAATTAGATATTCAATATACATACGACAAAGATAACATTCAATACAATACTTATCATTCAATTCTTTCAAATTTTTATAATCATATTGAAAAACCTTGTATATTAGATAAGCATCGTGGATGGTGTAAGAATGTCTCTTCAATTGAAAAGTATATTCATCAAAAACCAAAAATTATAGCAACTAATCGTAGAATTTCAGAAGTTCTTGCTTCTTATATTATTCTTTTGGAAAAAAATGGAACTAATAATTTTGTAGATGCTCATTTAAGACGAGAAGGAACTCCCATCACAACAACTAATCGTATTGAATGTCTTTGGAAAAATTATGTAAGTGACCCATATCAAAGTCTAGTCTATGGATTACAACATCATTCACATAATATTCATTTAGTTGATTATAATCATCTTATAGAAAATCCAGAGAATGAAGTGAAAAAGATTTATGAATTTCTAGAAATAGAATCTCATAAACACGATTTTTCCAACATTCTAAATACTTGTGCCGAAGATAAAGATGATGCCTGGGGAATTGATAATCTTCATCAAATTCGTCCAAAACTTCAAAGAACTTCACCTTCTCCAGAAGAAATTATTGGAGAAGAAAATGTAAAACTTTATGATAAATTTAATATATGAAAAAAATTGAAGTCTTCTTAAGACATTGTTATTATTCAAAGATACAAGAACAACCGAATAAAGAAAGACCAGATTGGTGGAATAAGGAAAAAGTATTTGGGAATTTCAAAAATACTTTAAATTCAGAAACCACTAATTATACTCTCATTTATGATGAGCATTATGGGAAGATTGAAGATACCTTTCTTTCTCAAGAAGAGAATATTCATATCATTAATGCGGGAGGAGAATCAATAAGTTTTCTAAAAACTTTAGAATATGTTCTTTCAAAGAACTTTGATGATGATACAATCATTTATTTTCTAGAAGATGATTATGTTCATCGCCCAAACTGGGATACAATTTTACAAGAAGGATTTGAACTTCCAGTTTCTTATGTGACTTTATATGACCACAAAGACAAATATTCAGAAATGTATGGGGATTTGATGAGTAAGATTTTAATTACAAAGAGTTCTCATTGGAAACCAGTTCCTTCCACTACAAATACTTTTGCAACAAAGTTCAAAACACTAAAAGAAGATAAGAGAATTCATTATCAATATTCTACAAATGTAGAACCTACAGCAGACCATCAAAAGTTTTTAGATTTAAATCAAAAAGGAAGATATTTAATTTCTTGTCTTCCTGGTTATTCAACACACGCAGTAAAAGAAATGATTTCCCCTTGTATTGATTGGAGTCTTTATCTATGAATTGGAAAGAAGTTCCTGGATTCTTTGATTCTGATTTAGTTTATAAATTAGCAGTAAATAAGTTTTCGGATGATTCAACTTTTGTTGAAATTGGTTCCTGGATGGGTAAGTCTGCATCTTGTTTAGGGCAACTTATTAAGGAATCTAAAAAGAATATCAAGGTATTTGCCGTAGATACTTTTGAAGGTAGTGAAGAGCATACTGAAATAGTAAATGATATAAGAAATAATTCAACTTCATTATTAGAAATATTTCAAAGAAATATGTCTCTATGTGAAGTTGATGATATTGTTTCTCCAATTCAAGGAAGAAGTTTAGATATTGCATCACAATTTGATGATGAAAGTATTGACTTTATTTTTATAGATGCATCTCACGATTATGAAAATGTTTTAGCAGACATTACTGCTTGGTATCCAAAACTTAAACCAGGTGGATTAATTGCTGGTGATGATTATGCTCTCTGTTGGAGTGGGGTTATTCAAGCAGTTGATGAGTATTTTAAAAATAAGACTACATTTTTTCTAAATGGGAATTTGAATTATGATTATTCTCAAAGAATTTTTCACTGGTGTAACTTTAAACCAAAACCCGAGGAGACTAAAATGAATGTAACTTTATATGCTATCGCTAAAAATGAAGAGAGAAATATTGAGAAGTTCATTAAAAACTCAAAAAGATTTTCTCATACAGTAGTAGTTGATACTGGAAGCACTGATAATACAGTTTCATTACTTAAAGACGCTGGAATTGAAGTTTATGAGCATTCACAATCTAAAAAGGAATTTGATTTTTCGGTAGCAAGAAATCAGGCACTTTCTTATGTAAAAACTGACTGGGCATTTTCAATTGATTTTAATGAAGATATTCAAGACTTATTTTTAGAAGGATTGAATATGATTGAGAATGAACTCACATCCTTTAAACATTTGAGATTTGATGATATTGGTGAAGAAGAACCACAACAATCAAATGAAGTTCATACAAGATTTCATCGCACCAAGAATTATAAGTGGGTAAATGCAGTTCACGAAATGCCTGTGTTTGTTTCTAGTGAAGAGTTTGAAAATGAAGTTCATATAGAAACTTCTATTAAGATTACAAAAAAGATTAATCGTTCAGTCTCAAAGGAACTATTTTACTTTGATATTTGTGAAAGAGAATATCAAAAAGACAAAACTAACTGGTATTATATTTGGTTTATTTTCAATCACTATTTTAATGTTGGAAATCATCAAAAGGCACTTGAGTTTGGTCAAGAATATTTAAATGTATCCAAATCATACTTTGATACTTTTAGAATTATTGCTTTCATTAAGTGTAGTATTTGCCTCATACAACTTCAAGATACTCCAAAAGGAGCAAACTATGCTTTTCACGCAGTAAGTGAAGCAATGAATCTAGGAGAACCTTATCTCTCTCAAGCATTTTCATATCTCACTGAACTCTCTAAAAAATTAAACAATCCAAATATTACTGTCTTTGCTACAGCATTTAATCAAAATACATTACTATCTGCAGAAAGGCATAAAGCAATTGATAACTTATTTTTAACTAATCTTGATGATATTCCATCAACCTGTTGGACTGGACATCGTAGATTTGCTGAATGGATTGTAAGTTATCTAAAACCAGAAGTAACTGTTGATTTAGGTGTTGATTGGGGGTTCTCAACCTTTTGCTTTGCTATGCCTAGAATTGGTCAAGTATATGGAATTGATAATTTTATGGGTGATGACTTTACAGGACTTACTGGAGGACATAATTATGATTATGTTCTGACGAAAAGAGAGAAACTTTTTATGGACGAAAATGTGACTTTTATTAAAGGAGATTTTAATGAAATTGCAGAAACCTGGAATAAGAAGATTAATATTCTTCATATTGATGGAAGTCACAAATACGAAGATGTTAAGAATGATTTTGAAACTTGGAGTAAGTTCTTAAGTGATGATGGAGTAATTCTTTTACACGATACTTGTGTAGAAAGTGCCTTTGGTAATGAATATGGAGTCAAGAGATTTTTTGATGAAATTGACCTTCCAAAATGTACTTTTACTCACACCTATGGTCTTGGAGTAGTATCAAAAAATCAACAGTTAATTAAATTAATTCAAAATAATTTTGATTTATCAAGACCTTTATGAATTATGTGTTTGAAACTGGATTATGGGAAACTGACTTTTTGTTAAATGAAATATTACCAAAAGGAAATGTTGAATATGTAAATACCTCAAATTTAGAAAATACTCAATCTAAATGTGAGGTTTTTGCTTTTTCTTGTAGAGTTCATAATTTTTCAAATATAAAATCTACGATACAAAGACTTAGACCAAAGATTATTATTATGCTGTCTGATGAATTTTATCAAGATAATAATTCAATCTACAATGAACTTGGAAATGAATGTGAATTATTTTTAAGACAATATCATCATCCAGAATATAAATATACTTCAAATACTTTACACATACCTCTTGGTTATACAAATGGTTGTAAAGTTTTTGAAGAAGATAAAAATTTAAAATGGTCTTTTTTTGGTTCAATTAAAACGGATAGAGTGGAAATGATAAGTAAGTTTCGTCAAATTACACCTTATATGATTGGAGACTCATTATCAAAAGAACTAATGTGTAAAGTATATTCTCAATCTACTTTTGTTCCTTGTGGTCGTGGTAATTCTTCTCTGGATTGTTTTCGTCTTTATGAGGCATCAATGAATGGAGCAATTCCTATTGTAGTTGGAATACAAAAAGAAATAGAAAATACTTTCAAATATGAAGACAATCCTCCTTGGATTTTTGCCGAAACTTGGAGTGATGTATTAAATACTCTAGATAGTAAAGTAAGTTCTCAAGATGTAAGGAAATGGTGGAGTAATAGAATACTTAAAATTAAAAATAAAGTTCAAGAGGTTTTATGAGAATTAAAAAAATATTATTATGAGTCTTCATAAATGAAAATAAACATTCAAACATCAGTCGGTGAACTATTAGATAAGATTACTATTCTCCAAATCAAGTCAGAACATTCATCTAGTAGTTTCATTACCCAAGAACTAAATGATCTTATTGAAATTGCAAAAAATCATCAGGTATATCTTTCGTCATATTTACAAAAACTTAAAGAAGTCAATCAAAAACTATGGAAGATTGAAGATGATTTAAGAAAATTAGAAAGAACTAAAGATTTTTCTTCTCATTTTATTGAACTTGCAAGAAGTGTTTATCGAACTAATGATGAACGAGCAAGAATCAAAAAAGAAATTAATGAACTCACTCACTCATTTTATAAAGAAATTAAGATTCATAAAATTTGATAAATACTCTCATAAGAAACAGGTGAAATAAAGTTGGCGATAAATTACAATCCAAAAATAATAACAGATAATCTCGTTCTTTGTTTAGACGCAGCAAATCCAAAGTCTTATCCAGGGTCTGGAACCACTTGGACTGATTTGAGTGGTCGTGGTAATACTGGAACTCTTGTGAATGGGGTTGGATATTCTAGTGCTAATAAGGGTTCTTTGGTTTTTGATGGGGTTGATGATTATGTTACATATAATCTTGCTAATCCTTATGCTGAAACAGTTATAGTGTGGGCAAAATCTGTCACTACAACTTGGAATAAGGATGGTTGGATTTCTTCTTCTAGACAGGCAAATGGACATATCATACATCCAAATAATTATTATGGTGCAACTAGAGATATAGAGTTTTATGTTTTAAGTTCTTCTGTAACATTTACCCAGATTGGTAGGATTACTACTTTATCTGATATAACAATTCCTCATATGTATGTTTACACTACAAATGGTAGCAACGAGCATAAAGTATATATTGACGGAACTCTTATGATTACTAACACCACATCAATTACAAGAACAACAACACCTTCTCCAGTATCCACTTGGATTGGAAGTGATCAACAAGGAGGTAGAAATGGGCAAGGGAATGTTTATAATTATTTTAGATACAACAGAGCACTCTCCGCAGCAGAAGTCAAACAAAACTATAATGCAACCAAGTCCCGCTATGGTCTTTGAATATAAAAAGAAGAGGAAATAAAAAATGTTAATGCACGGAGCAAAAGAACCACTGGGAGTAACATCAGGATTAGTCTTATATCTTGATGCGGCAAATGCAAGGTCTTATCCAAAATCTGGACTGACTTGGTTTGATAGAAGTGGTAATGGAAATAATGGAACTCTTGTGAATGGAGTGGGATATAGTGGAAGCAATTATGGGTCTTTTGTTTTTGATGGGGTTGATGATTATACTTCATTAACTAATCCCTCAACTATTCGCAACCAAAATTTTACTTTATCTGTTTGGGTTAATCCCGCAGTTCAAACTCTTGCACTTGTTTCAATGATAGATTTTGATCACGCCACTACTAGTTTTAATCAGGGATGGGTGTTACAATCTGAAGATGCAACTACAAACAGATATTTTTATCTTGCTTGGCACGACGGAGCAACCTTTCAACCTACTGGTGGAGGTGGAATTGGCGCAGGAAAAGGTATTCAAATTACAACTTCAGTTTGGCAAAATATAACTTATGCCAAAAATGGAACATCGTTATTGGGATATAAAAATGGCATCCAAGTATATACGGGAACTGCTAGTAATGGTAACGTTAATTATATAATCAATAGAGATTTGTTTATTGCGCAAATTCGTTTTAGTTTTTTTGGTTCACGAATTTTTAAAGGCAACATCTCCAACACCCAAATATACAACAGAGCACTCTCCGCAACAGAAGTAAAACAAAACTATGATGCTCTTAAAGGACGTTATGGTCTCACATAAATATTTAAAAAACTAATATGTACGACGATAGAAACTTTTGCATCTTTGCAACATCAGAACTCAATCTTATTGATTTCTCACAGGTATTAGAAACTTCCGCCGAGACTGTAAGAAAATCTGTGGATGAAACTTTGACGTTTGTAAAGTGGGACGGAGAAACTCCACCACCATCAGTACAGGCACTCACAACCATTCAGGGGTATTACACTTATGAAGAGATTTTAGATATTTTAAACACTCCAGAATGGTCTGCACCTATGGAGGTAATGTAAGGTGGGTGTTTATGGTGGTGTTGAAAAGAACTGGGCAGCACTCACAAACACAGGAAGAACTCACGTTGCAACCAAAGGAGTAGTTCAGTCTGGATTAGTATTGAATCTGGATGCGGGAGTTTCAAGTTCTTATGGAGGTTCTGGAACGACTTGGACTGATTTGAGTGGTAATGGAAATAATGGAACTCTTGTGAATGGTGTGGGTTATAATGCGTCTAATGGTGGTTCTTTGAGTTTTGATGGGGTTGATGATTATGTTACCAATATTGCTCCTAATTTAACAACTGCACAAATTGAGGGTTCACTTACGTATGAATATTGGTTAAAAGCAAACTCAACCATATATGCCTCCTATACTGAAAGTCTTTCTGGAACATCATATTATGGAAATAGGTCTGGAAATGGACTATCTGGTGATACTTATTACAATTATAACAATAGTGCCTACGCAGGATATCAGTTTTGTTTTGGAACTAACGGATTTGTAGTAGGAGTACATAACAATAATTTTGCCCCAACAATATTGGTGAATTATACTAGTTATCCAAATATATGCCATTTAGTTGTAATCAAAACTACAAATGGATTTTCATATTATATTAATGGTATCTTTATACGAAGTTCTTTATCAACAACTAGAATATTTGGAGATAGCCTAACAAGAATAACAGCAGGATTGGATACAAACTTTGCTAGATCCTTTAATGGAATAATGTATTCGTACAAATTATACAACAGAGCACTCACAGCATCAGAAATCTCACAAAACTTTTTGGCGATGAGAGCACGGTTCGGCATTTAATCCCTCTCACCTTGACGAATACGCTTGATACTTTAAGTGTTTATGTTGCTCAAGAAGTACCAGGAGCAATTGGAATTATTTGGGGTCCAGGAAGATCACAAGCATATGAGACGTATAATAAATACATTCAAGAACAGATTATGAGCATATATGAAATATCATATCATAGATAATTTTTTTGATATTGAAAGAGCAAAAAGAATAGAACAAGAATTTCCAGAATATAATTGCCCAGCGTGGTTTGAATATAACAACCAACTGGAAGTTAAAAGATCTTGTAATAACTGGTATTATTTTGGACCAGAAACTTATAAAACTTTTGCATATTTAAATTCTCCAGAGTTTATTGAAAAACTCAAAGAAATAACAGGAATAAAAACACTATACCCTGATATTGGATTGCATGGTGGTGGGTTACATTTACTTGGAAAAAATGGTAAATTAAATGTCCATCTAGATTATTCAATTCATCCTAAATTAAAACTTCAAAGAAAATTAAATCTTATCATTTATACAACTCAAAATTGGAATGTAGAATGGGGTGGTAATCTTGAATTTTGGTCTCATAATAATTTAATAAATAAACCGGATGAAAAGATAGTTACAGTAGATAATATCTTTAATCGTGCAGTTTTATTTGATACAACTCACAATTCCTGGCACGGATTTGCAACTCCAATGACTTGTCCAGAAGGAGTTTATAGAAAGAGTCTGGCAGTTTATTATCTTACTGATCCACCAGAAGGAACTGACCCAAGACCCAGAGCACTTTATGCCCCATCAAAAGGGCAAGAACTGAATCAAGAAATTTTAAAACTTATTGAGGAAAGAGCTAAGTTATGAACCACATTTACAACCAATCGCAATTCGGTGAAGTCTGGTTTAATTATCCAGAACTTTATAGTTCTATGGTGAAAAGATTTTCATCTGGAAGTAAATTTGTAGAGATTGGTTCTTGGAAAGGAATGTCTTCTGCTTATATGGCGGTAGAAATTGCAAACTCGGGAAAAGATATTGATTTATACTGTGTGGATACGTGGGAAGGAAGTGTTGAACACGAACAATATGAAATGGACACTTCTAATCTTTACGATACTTTCCTGAATAATATGGAACCAGTAAGAAAGTATTATAAAGGTATTCGTGCAAAATCACTACAAGGAGTCAAGCAATTTGAAGACAACTCATTAGACTTTGTTTTTATTGATGCTTCACACGAATACCAAGATGTAAAAGACGATATAATTTCTTGGCTCCCAAAAGTAAAGCAAGGGGGCGTAATTGCTGGGCACGATTATCTTAATGTCGATTTTCCTGGAGTTGAAAAGGCAGTTCAAGAAGTTCTTGGAAATAAAATTACCACACAAGAAACTTGTTGGGTTTATGAGAAGACCGAGGTTGAATTGAACTCAAAAGTATTCATCGTCACTCCTTCTCGTAGACCTTTTAATCTTGAGTTTATTGTAGGTTCAGTTCCGAGAGAATGTGAATGGGTTGTAGTATTTGATGATACTGTAAAGAATGAGCACACAGTAGAAAATGCTACTGTTATTCATTCACAAGAGACTGGGTTCTGGGGAAATCCAAATCGCAATATTGGTCTAGAATATATTAAGAATCAGTTAAATCCAAGTGATAATGATTGGGTTTATATTTTAGATGATGATAATATAATTCATCCAAATTGGTGGAGCAATATTCAATCACACCTCAACAGTGATGCTTCAATCATTACTTGGGGTCAGGTCTGGGCAAATGATGAACCTCGCACTGCACCCACAGACACTCCTAAAATTGCACAGATTGATACTTCACAATACATGGTTCGTTGGAGTGTTGCAAAGAACCTTCGTTTTGCTCATATTTACGAAGCAGACGGAATTTATGCGGAAGAAGCATCGAAACAAGGTTCAGTTCTAATGCTCAACGAGTATCTAGGATACTATAACTTTCTTCGGGCACACAAGTCTGGGCAAGAAATCCGTACAAATATCTGTATGATTTCTATGTTTAAGAATGAAGCGAAGGGTATTCGTAGAATGCTTGAGAGTGTCTGGAGACATATTGATTTTTATGTATTTCAAGATAATGGTTCCACTGACGGAACACCAGATATTGTAAAAGAGTTTTTTGCAGATAAGAACATTCCTGGTTTCATTTATAATATTGAGGAAGGTTGGGTTGGTTTTGGTTGGAACCGAGACCATTTACTTCAAACCACACTTCGTAATGACCACGGGTGTGATTGGATCATGAAAATGGATTGTGATGAATATCTAGAAGTAGACGAAGATTTTGATTGGTCTTATTTCTATAATACTAATACTGAAAGTTTTCATGTAACTGCAGTTAATCCTGGTTGTATCTACTATCGTGCCTGGATTTGGAATGCAAAACTACCCTGGAGATTTCAACACGATCTCGCTCACGAAATCATTTATCTGGATAATGATAAAGGAGAGAACTTTGAGAGATTAAATCTTCCTCGCGGTTTAAGAATGTCGGGAACCAGTGATGGGGAAAGTTATACTGTAAGAACTAAGTATATTACTGATGCACTTAAACTTGAAGAAAAAATGATTCGTGAAGAAACAATGCTCACGGATACTTATCACTTCTGGTATATTGCAAAATCTTATCAAGATTGTTATGGAGGAAATTTTTATCCCTTAAAAGAAGCACACTCAAAAGAGTTTGCCCGCAGATTTATTTTCTACTTTGAAGAATATCTAAAGCACGTAAATGCACAAGGTATTCACGAGATGTCTTATTTCTCTACATTCTCTATTGGTCTTGGGTATAAGTATCTTGGAAATTATGAGAAAGCAATAGAATGGTTTCATAAAGCGGAAAAATACTGCCCAGTAAGAAATGAGCACATTGTATATCTTGCTCAAACTTATGATGAACTAAAGCAGTATGATAAGATGCTGGAGCAAACAACAAGACTCGTAGATCCGGAAAGAAAACTTCCATTTCCAGATTATTACTTCTTAATTGATACCAACATCTATCAAGATAGTGGGGATTGCCCACAAAATCTTCATAACTATGCTCTGTTAAAGGTCAGTGAAGAAAAAACTATTAACTCATTCACTATTAATACAACAACCAAACCGAGACTTTGGATTGTAGATGATTTTTATGCTGACCCATATGCTGTAAGAGAATTTGCTCTTCAACAAGAATTTGAACCAAATCTTAATTACTATAAAGGCAGTCGTTCAAATCAACAGTATATTGCCCCAGGAACGAAGGAAGCATTTGAGAAAATTATAGGGAAAAAGATTACAAACTGGACTGAAACTCACGGAATGTGTGGTAGATTTCAGTATTGCACAGCAGAAGATTCTCTAGTGTATCACTGCGATGGACAAACACTTGCCGGTATGGTATATCTAACTCCTGATGCACCATTCTCTTGTGGGACTTCTTTGTATGCTCATAAAGATACAAAATTAAGAAATGAAAATGATTTTAAAGATACTAATGTTTTTGAAGGTGGTTATTATGATAAGACCAAATTTCAACTTGTAGACACCGCTGGCAATGTTTTTAATCGTCTGGTTCTTTTTGATGCAAAATGTATTCACTCTGCAAATGAATACTTTGGAACAGACCTAACTAACTCAAGATTATTTCACTTATTCTTCTTTGATTGAAAATGAAATTTAGTATTATTACGCCTTCACATAAACAACATTCTTATCTTGATGAACTCTATGAGAGCATCACAAAACAAACTCACGATGACTGGGAATGGATTCTTTATTTAAATGGATCTTTAACTAAAAATCAACTTTCGCAAAAAATCACAAAAGATAGCAAAGTAAAAATCTTCGAAGACAAAGAAAACAATACTAACATCGGATATGTAAAAAATAAAGCATTCTCATTAGGAACTGGAGATGTTCTTGTTGAAGTTGACCATGACGACATTCTTACTCCAGATTGCTTAAACGAACTTGAAATAGCATTTGAAAATAATCCAGAGTGTGGTTTTGTTTATAGTAATAATGCAACTTATCATATGGAAGATAAGTTTGTTCCCTATGGTCCCGTATTTGGTTGGACTTATACGAATTATGACTGGAATGGTAAGAAACTGATTGCGATGAATTCTTTTGAACCATCTAGTCACTCACTTTCTTATATTTGGTATGCTCCAGATCATGTAAGAGCATGGAAAAGGGATGTTTATCATCAAATTGGTGGGCATAATGTAGAACTTTCTATATGTGATGA